ATGTATATGCAGGTAATATTATTACAACTGGAGCAATTACATCAGGCACATTTTCTGGCAATTTGGTCCCATCAGTTGATAATGCTTATATTTTAGGCAATGCTACTAATCGTTGGGCTAATTTATGGCTGGGACCAGGTACACTTTATATCACTGATGCTGCCAATGTTGCCAATGTTGCCGAATTAACTGTTTATAATGGTATACTGCAAGTTAACGGTGCTACTGGTCTTACTGCTAACTTGATATCTGGTAACAGCACAATAACTTTAGCCAATTCAGGAAATATCACATTAAACGCTGCTGGATCAGGAAATACAATGGTTGTTAGCTCATTCGGAACAGCAATTCAGGGCAACTTATCAGTATCGGGTAATGTTACAGCAGCTGGCGCTAATACACAAGTACAATTTAACAACAGCGGTAACTTAGCTGCTACATCGGCATTTACATTTAATACTGTTGGCAATGTATTAAGCGTAACTGGTAACGTGGCAGCTGCCAATGTAAGTGCAAGCGGAAATGTGTATATCGCCGGTGACTTATCAGTAGCAGGAAATATTAACTTTGTTCCCGGGACCTATGGAAGTTTTGCTAACATTACCGCCATAACGGCATCGGCTGATAATACCGCTTATCCTATATTATTATCAACAGCACTTGCCAATTCTGGTGTTTCGTTAGGTAGTGGCACAAGTAACAGTAGAGTAATAATCAGCAAAGCTGGCACCTACAGAGTACAATACGATGTTGGGTATACAGTAAGTGGAGGCACGCCTGTGGGATATTTCTGGTTAAGGAAAAATGGAGCAGATATTCCCTATAGTCAGACCAGCGTTGCAGGCACAAATAACACAATTATACAACTTACTGGAGATTTTATTGTTACAGCAGCAGCAAATGACTATATTGAACTGTATTGGGCAACAGCTAATCACAATCAAGCTTCATTAGCATACACAGCGGCTCAAACTACTCCATTTGCTATGCCAGCCAGTCCATCAGTAATTGTGACAGTAACACCAGTAAGCGTATATTAGAGGAATTTATGGAAGCAAGATATAGACAAGATTATCCAGGTGAATTTGTAATCACTCATTCAAAATGGGCTGGTGGCAAAAAACAAGAAACACGCGAGTGGATTGAAAATCCCATTGATAACCAACACTTGTCAGGTCGTGCGGCTGTTATAGGCAGCAGTGATGATAGAGATAGCTTTGATTATCAAAGGTTAGAAAAACATCGCGGTGGGCTGTTAAGTAGTTTGAAATTACAAACATATGGTACTGCTAAAATTGCACTCGAAATGCGCTTAGATTTTGCTGTTGACATTGATTTCGGTAACTTGCAACCATTGATTGATAACAAATATGTAGAAAGTAATATTGTATATACCAGCGCCAAAAATTGTTTGCGCCAGCCTGGTGAATTTTATTTAATTCCATTAAATCCACATTTATGTGCAGAAATATTGCCAATTTATCTAGCAGCATTTGATGGTCATAACGAAATTTTCTTACATGGATATAGTAGAGAAACAAATATACGACATCAAGGGTGGATTGATCAAGTTACTAGTGTTATAAATGCATATTCAGGTATTACATTTTTTATTGTGGGCAATGAATTGAATATGCCTGATGCATGGTTAGAATGTAGCAATACTAAATCAATGAATTTTAGAAATTTTATAACTTATTGTGATGTTTGAAACTGCTGTTGTATAATAGCTATTTTGTCACGGACTGCTTCAAAATTCACGGTACTCCATAGTCCACCGTGAAGTGGTTTAGGCCAAGTACCTGAATCAATCCAAGCATATCCCAAATGCTCGTTATTGAGTATAGGTTTAAATTCGTCTGACACAACACAAAAAAATGTATGATAACAGAATCGATTGTCTGCACTTGTGAATTTTTCTAATGGAATTAATTTGATGTAATCTGGCATTGAGCCTAATTCTTCTTCACATTCACGCACCAGAGTCTGTAATAGAGACTCATCTATTTCTTGTTTTCCTCCTGCCAAAGACCAACAATCTGGATGTTTTGAATCATTGCGCATAAGATATAAGTAACGATTTGTAGACTGAGAGTAGAATAAAACACCCACTGCCGAAATTACATTATTCATTAATATATCCTTGATTTAAATAAAAATGTAGTTTGCGACTGCCAAGTCCAACTATTCTAATGTCCACCAGTACATCAGCATTTGTACTTATTGTATTACTAATAATCATGGTAAAATTTTATGATGTATTGAATTTATAATAAATTAAACTTTATAACGATAACAAATTTACTAATTATCAATGTTTTACAAAATCAAAGACCAAGTTCCTCCGGGATATAACCCTTGATATGATTTAACCCAGTTATAACCTGTCCATTTGTATTGAATCTCGGTAGTTATATTTGTCACATACTGCGTATTGCTAGCACTGGATGCACTATCAAAAGAAACTAGCCATCGTGAACCATCATACTGTATAATATCATTGGGATATGCTACTAATATTTCACCCATTGTACCAGCCCACGCTTGTGCATATCCAGTATCACTGCCTGTCGATTCAGTCAGTAAATATCTTTGTCCAAGTGCGGCAGCAGGTAAACCTTGGCCAGGTCCACTAACACGAGGATTTATAACCGAATTAACCGGGGCAATTGTATTTGCTGGGATAGATTCTGGCATCACAGAAAATAGTAAAAATTGATCGTTAGAAGGGTCAAAACTTACAGTGCCATATACTTTACTATCATCTTCTTGAGTTAGCGCAACTAAGCTTATACCAGGGCGTAATACACCATACATGTTAACTACTGATGTCCATAGTATATTACTTGGTTCAACTGGATCAGGTGGTGGCAGTTGAAAATTATTTTCATCCACCGTGGCAGAACGTGATAAAATTTGCAATTTATTACCAATCAACACAACTTGATATCCGTAAGGAGTAATATATTGTCGTGTGCCTAATAGCAGATCACTATTAGATATTGCATTTACCAAATCACCTGACCCATCAAATATAGAAGCAATAATAGTTTCTACCACACCCAATTTCTTAACTTTAGCGGGCAATGACAACCATATTGGTAATGCAAATTTAATAGTAGAAATATCAATTGGATCTTCTGTTCCACGATTAATACTACTGCTACTCCACCCTGTACTTACTAGTTCAACTATACTTAAACTAGTCCAATCCAAAAAATTATCAGTGCTTTGTATTTCTAAACTGGGGTTAAATAGTGGCAATATCTGTTCTAAAATTTGCATTTTTTGATTGCTATTTGAAGTCCAAATGTCTAAATTAATTGAAAGTTTATATGGAGCAGGCATATAGCGTTCAATAGTAAATGCATTACCTTGTGTCATTTCATATGTGCCAGTATGAGGATCATATTCACGTTGGCGTATAGATTTGTTATCAATATAAGTTGGACTTTGCATACGTGGACGATCAAAATCTAAGCCTGTAATGTAAAATGTCATCAACGGGGTAGCTGGCATATTGCTTGCACTATTCTCTTGCAAGATGGTTTGTACTTGACGGGTACTATCTCCATATCGTATTGGCACACGATAAAGAGTATCACCTGTATTTGCCGCACCCGCTTCATTTCTTCCAAATTCTACTTGGAATCCTGAAAACATTCGTGCAAATTGAGTTATAAAACGACGCATTTGTCCGTCGAAAAAATATTGTTGCATTATCTTCCTGGAGGTCTTGGGTTAGGTGGTAAATTTCCACCATCATTGCCATTATCAGCAGTTGGTTTAAGTAATTCTGATAATGATTGACGTGATGGAATATTGCCTTGGTCGGTTGTTGATACTGTATATTTATTATTGACAAAAGAACTTCGTTGAGTTTGATTTAATGAACCCAAATCTAATGGGGTGCGCACATCCTCACTAATAGATAACCACGTTTTGCCATTATAGCGAAATAGTCTATTTGGAAAATAATCTAATCGTAAACAATAATCTCCTGTACTTGGATTAAATGGAAAACTAACTCCAGGTGTAACTGGCAATCCATTAGGAGCCATCTTGTCACCTGTTAAATATCCCATTGTCCATCCAAAATTATTTGGGGTATTTCCTTCTGTAACTTGTGTGCCATCTACTGTTGGGGTTGTTTGACTAGCATTTAATCCTGCCGAACTTGGTTCTTCAGAAATAGTAGTCGGTAAAATATAAAATGAAACATTATCATACCCAGATAAAGGAACTTCAATGTTAGCCTGTGTAACCAGTGCATCATTAATTGCCAAATCTTTATTTCTTGTCGAATTAACATCACCAATGGTAGTTGGTTTTTCAATCAAAGCCCAATACGATGAATCATTAATATC